AGGTCACCAATTGAGCTATTGCTGTAGCGTTAGCACCACCTCCACCAGTAATTGTTACTGTTGGCTGGGAAGTGTATCCACTACCTGCGTTGGTCAAAAGAATACTGCTGACCGTATTAGCTGTTGTAGTTGTTGCTATTGCTGTAGCTTGTTTACCACCTGTTTGATTAGGAACAGAAATAGTAACGTTAGGTGCACTTGTATATCCAGTACCAGGGTTAGTTATTGCAACAACACCCACAGAACCAATAGACACTACGTTATTACCATCCCATGAATACAAACCCTTAGATGGGTCACCTATAAATACGTTTGTGTTTTGATACTGAGCTGCGCTGACACCAGATGATGAAAACGTACCTGCAACTGCAACATTCCCAAGTTTGGAAGTTGTTAAGTCAAAATATTCCATTTGACCGTTAGTTTCTGACGCAATAATGTAGTCATCAGTCACGTTGGCAGATGTTAAATAACTAACCGTGTTAGAAAATACAACCGCTACATTACCTACGTTGGAAACTGCAGATGATGTTGGAGTTATTTTGATATTGCCAAACCCTATAGGCATGGCATTTTCTATCCAATTAAACTCATCCTTGTCTATAGCAGTGCGGTTGGCTTTGGTATTTAAACCCTTAAACTGCTTAACAATTGCATAAGACTTTTTTTGTTCGGCTGATGCCATTTTTAACCTCCACTACTGTAGGGGTTAGGGATTCTCCTAGTGTATGTACTGTTGAGTACATTTAACACTTTTTTATTGTATTGTTGTTGGAATATTTCAGCCTCACCATAGCTTTGTTCGTAAAACTTGGCTTTGTAAGCTGCGTAGTATTGAATAGCCGTATTCCACGGGTCAATAATTGAATCTACAGTGTTGGGTGAAGTTATAGACAATGCAGTTGGCAATATAACTGTATCCATCTCAATATAGTAAGACTGGTCAGGTACAGGAGCAATGTATATTTGTTGTTGACCGTAAACAGAAAAACAAATAGGTCTGCCTATGTAATTTTGCCAATAACGCAGTTGAGCAGTGAAGTCAGACCAAGGAAGATACCGCATAGGTATACGGCTATTACCCCAATACAGATTGATATTGAGAACATCAACCGTGTTAATTCCGTTAGGTAGTGCAGCAAATGGGATAATTTCAGCATTTTGTACATATAACAAAGTTGCAGTTCCGTCTGCAAATGCTGTAGACGGGGGAAATATGTTTGTTCCTGTTGGGTACGCAGGTGCAGTAGAACCAGACGTTCCAGATGTTTGGTACTGGTAAATGTAAATATTACTAAATACATATTGACCAGCAGATACCGCAGTATTAGCAACCCAGCTTGTGGCTGGTGTGGTATTTGTGTTTGTGCTGTTATACGGATTAGAAGACGTTATTGGAGTAGACGTATTCTGAATAGTACGAAGACACCCAGTATCTCTAACTAACTGGGTTCTGGCTTCGTTGATATAAGTTGTTAGCTGATTCTGCGTCCAAAAGACGTTTGTGGAGTCATGCAACAAATTTTCAACTTGTGTGAGGTAATCATTGAGCGTTGCCATGAAGCATCCATTGTTAAGCTACCCGTTTTTCAGAGGATTTTCCCCCAACGCCTCTTTCAAGACGAAGGGGTACTACGCCTACAGCCGAGGGTAATGAGCTGTTCTGGTTTGGCATATCAACAGTTATTTCAAACTTGTCGAGTAGCTTAAGTCCTTCTTCTAGTTCGCTATGTAGTTTTATCCATCCATAGCGCACTAATATGTGTTCTCTGTCTTCCAGTCTGTACCCAAATAAACGGACTGCGCCATCTATTGGGATACGAACGGGAACATTTTTTTTGAAATCATACATAACACCGTCATAACCAATGGTTAATTCGGTGTTACTACGATTGGTTACAACAACGTACATCAGAATGTAACTACGTCACCATACACTTGTAACGAAGCCGTATTTGAGTTTCCACTCGCAACGTTTACGTTTACATATAAGGCTTGGGTTAAATTTCCTGTAATAGCATTTTTAGTGCTATAGGGCGTTGCAACGGTTAAGTCTTGGTATAAACCCGCAGCAGTTAAATTACTGAGAGCAACGTTGGCAACTACCGCATTACTGGCGTTACCATCATTACTTGTAGTAATAGAAACATAAGCAGCAGAAACGTTACCTGTAGGATTGTTAACCGTAACTCTACGGACAATAACAGAACCAGAACCTGTAACGTTTCCAGAGTTTGTCAAACCACCATTCAAGATTGGTATGGTAACTACAGCGTTAGCTACAGTTGCCAATGATACTGAGGTGGCAGAACCAATACGACCACTCCCAAACGAATCCAGGTAATACTGACTGACTGAATCGGGATTAGCCATTTGTTACTCCTTAAGATGCGTTGTAAGTACCAGAAACAGTCTGACCACCAGATACGGTCAACAATGTGACTGTAGCATTGGTTACAGAAGAGTTTGCAAACACGTTAACACCGTCAGAAATAATCATGCCACCAGTGTTGTTAGCAAGAACAGTAGAAACTGCAGTGATGTTACCGTTTGTGTTAACAGCAGATGTAGCTTGAATAGTTACGTTAGCTGTTGGGAACACAATGTACATACCAGCAGGAACTACGTTTCCAACAGTAGTTGCAGGTGTAGTCGTAATTGTTAAATACGCACCAGGCGTATTAGCAACTGCGTTTGCAAGGATAATTTTATTTAGAGCTAAAGCCATTTGTCATTACTCCTTACAGTGAGAGGTAGTTGTAGTTGTTAATCTTAGACATTGACTTGGGCTTTACAGACACCAATTCAGCAATCATAAGAACAGCACCTACATAACCAATTTGCCAATTTGGAAGTGTGGACTCAAATCCTGTAAACACAAATGAACCTTGCTCGTGAATGTACAAGCTAAGATAGTTTGTGTTCAGGAAGTACACAGTACCTTCTGGGCAATATGGGTCTGGATAAATTGGAACACCAGCAACCATCAATGCTCTGAAAGCTGCTTGAGGACCATTGCTATCACCGTCAAAGCCAGAGCCTGGAGTGATAACGTATTGCTCTTGACCTACAAAGTCTTGAGCAAGTAATGTCCAAGTACCAAATCCGCAAACACCAAACGAAGGCATTTCTGCGCCACGCTTAACTGTTCCAGAGATGTACTGAAGAATGTTTTGTCTTGTTGGGTTTACGTTACCTGCGTTGTAAACCTTAGACTGCCACCATGTATAGGTGTTACGGTTGATGTTACCGTAAGTTGTTTGGTAAGTTGCGCCACCAGTACCGTCATCAATAGCTGCTGGTAAACCAATAAACTGTTGATTGTTGGTCGTGTTGTTGTACAAGGCTGTTGCCATTGCATCCATCATCACGTTGGTTGCGTCATTCATACGTGCTTCAATCAATGGAATGATTGCAGCGTCTTGTTGAGCAACACCTTCCATACCGAGGAACGGTACAGGAGAAATCATCAACTTGAGGTCGTATTCAGCGTTATAAGCACCTTGTTGTACTGACGGCTGGGCAAAAGAGCCAGAGTAGTCAGACCACTGTGCATTAACAAACTGTGCACCCTGAACAGGTACAGTTACTGAAGATACACCACCACTGGCTTGTTGACTGTTTGCAATCAACGCTGCCATTAGAGGCGTGCTGTTGTATAACTGCACAACCAGTTTAGGAATGAACGCTCTCCGAGTAACGTAAGTTAACTCATTGAATTGCGAACTACCTGTCTGGGGCAGAATTCCACCACCTATAGCCATATTAGCTCCTTAAAGATGGGCATCTCTGCCCTGACAAATTACACCCTCTTTTACAAACCGATTGGACGATTAGACTTTCTGATTTCCGCAAAAGCCTTAACCGCTTCTTGCTGCGCTGCTCCCCTTGGGTCTTTCTGATACTTGCCAAGGTCAAACTGGCGAATAGCAGAAGGATTGTATCCAGATGGAGTTGGCTTTGCAGCCTGTCTCATATATTCAAAGTATTCAGCAGCCGTGTCATGGCTTGGGATTTGTTTCTCAAGCATGATTTTTTCGACTTCTGGAATGTCTTCAGCTCTGATTCCTTTTTTCACAAGGTTTTGTCTGCGCTTTTCCAATTCAGCTTGAGCATCTCTTTCTCTGAGTTTGGCTTCTAAGGCTTGCACACGTTGGTCAGATGCAGTGATTGCTCTGTTGGTGTGTTCCTCAATATCCAACTCAGGGATAGGCATACCAGGCTTGACCTTCTTGGTCATACGCAAAAAATCTTTGCGTGTATCTGGATTTTCCGCAAGTGTTTGAGCCAGACTAGCTAACTCATCTCGTGCTTCTAAGGAAAGATTTTCTAAAGACATTTTGTTACCCTCTTATTGTGTTCATATAACTTTTTTACCGTCTGCTGGTTTCTCTACCCGCATACCATTCATTG